AACACTTATTGTCCTTTCTTCGGCACCAAATAGGTTAAAAACAAAACTGCTCCGTCGTGTTTACAGTGTAGCCCTCTCCTGTAAAATTTAGACGTTAAATTCTGGCGTGGCGAAGCCATGTTCGCTACTATCACTACTATTTTTATACGAAATACAAAATATACTATAACCTAATTATGTTTAGTTTTCTATTAAGGAGGACAGGAAATACAGTGTATCAGTGGTATTCTTTTCCTGGCTATCACAGATTTAGTGGTCTTAAAAAGACTTTTAAGATTAGGGCTACTTCTTACGAAGAGGCTTTAGAAAAGGTTAAGGATGATCATCCTGACTATGAATTTACTTCCTAAATAACATGGTTACTGTTTCTAACTTTTTTTTAACTACAGAGAACCCTTCTAAAGGGAATGATGACCATTTCGTTCCTGCTAATCCGTGTCCTCAAGGCTACGAGATAGCCTACAAGGGCTTTAAATGTGAACACTGTGACTGTAACAAGAAATATATCAAGCATTGTAAAGGAAGTGGCTTTACAGTTGCAGATACCGGAAGAGATTGTAGATAAGCAGATTAGGTATTTACTATCTTCTATCTACGATTTTACACAAGAGCCTACTCGCAAGTTTCTTATGATCCCACACTTTGGGAAGTTTGTTACTAAGAGTCCGCTAATGATTATTAAAACGCTTATTAAATATGAACGATCACAACCCTCTCTCGAAAACAGAGAGAAAATCTCCCGTCTCTTTGCCACCAGGCATGAAATTAATGCACGATCAATGTTTGATCCTTCTCGACGAGGTTCGGGAAAGTTCTAACTCTTCTTCTATTATTATACCTCTTTATATGGCGTATGAGACTGAGGGTGGTAGACCTGCTACTAAGATTTCAGATGTAAATTACCTTTCTAAGGGCACTCTGATGTATCCTTACCTACATTTGGAAGTAGGTACTAAGGTATATGTATCTCCTTCTGCTGTATCTCCTCATTATCAGTTCTTTCTTGATAGGGATTCACTCGTACTTGAATTTGAAGGTATGATTCTTATCCCTCCTACCTTGATACAGGCTTATTTTGAACACGTTCGATTACCAGCTTGATTTTTGGACACCGGAGAATAAGGTTCTCTTTCCTTTAGATTTACCTTCTTCTCTTATGTGGGCTTATGTGTATTATTATCACTTAAAGTCGCCTACTTCCCATCTACCTCCTCGCTTACGGTTACTATCTTCTCAGAAGATAGATCCGTCTTTTGTACCTGATGATACTCTTATTCCTTTCTTCACTACTAAGAACTCTCTTTTACTTCATAACTGGGAGAATAAACTCCACGAAAGAGATCTCTTTATAAAGAGTCTTCCTTATGATGCTTCTAATTATAAGATGCTTGATGCTATGTTAGAGGCTACTTCTCTTATGTGGAAACAATACTTACAGATACTGTCTCTTATTGATAAGGATGGTACTGAGTCTAAATTATCTTTACTTGAACAATATGATTAGTCCTCACCATTCTTTGTTATTAAATGCGTCTTCTTTTATTAAGGATGCTGTTACTCCTACTTTAGGTCCTAATGGATCTGAGGTTATTATACATGATCAGTTTTCTTCTACTACTACTAAGGATGGGGCTACTGTGGCTAAGTTCCTGATTCCTCCCCCCGACATTGCTCCTATAGTTAGTATTATCAAACAGGCTGCTACCAACACTCTTCTCTCCCAAGGGGATGGTACTACTACTTCCATCCTTTTTACGACTACTCTTTTAGAGGATAGTATTAAGTACTTGATTTCGACTAATAAGTCTCCGGCTTCCCTTAAGCGGGAACTTACCAATCATCTTCCCCGTCTTATGCAATCAATTGATTCTTTTACGGTACCGTCCACTCCCGCCCATCTTCTTAATATTGCTACGATTGCGTCTGATAATGATCCTCTCACAGGAAAACTTATTTATGATCTCTATCAGGAGGTTACTCTTTCAGGGACTATTCTTATAGAGGATTCTCCTGCTCCCTATACTACTACCTCCATCACTGATGGGTATTCTATCGAGAGGGGGTTTATGTCTTCTATGTTTGCTGAAGATGGTAAACAGGTTTCTTTTGATAACCCTCTTATTTTTATTACGGATTCTAAACTTAAGTCTACGCAGGATATAGTACCTTTTTTAGAGTATCTTGTTAAGGTAGATAAACCCGGAGTTATTATCGCTGATGATTTCGATCCTCAGGTAATACAGTTATTGATTGTTAATACGCTACGTACGCCTCTTAAGGTAGTAGCTATCAAAGCACCTTCTTATTCGGAGATGAGACATCTTCTTCTTCAGGATATGGCGGTCTATACTTCTTCTGAGATTATCTCGGAGAACTCTGCACAACTTGCTAAGGATTTCAGGCCTTTACAGTTGGGTACTTGTAAACGAGTTATTGTTAAGTCTGATAAGACGACTTTTATTAATGTTATTACGCCTCGGATAACTTCCCGGGTAGATTCCATTCTTTCGGAGATTAATACCCTCCCCCCTTACTTACAGCAGAAATATGCACTTAGGGCCTCCTCCCTCCTTTCTAAGGTTGGTACTATTCATGTAGGGGCACCTACTGAGGCTGCACATGCTTCCCTCAAGGCTAAGATAGATGATGCTGTACGGTCTATTAAGCAAGCGGATCTTTATGGTGTAATTCCCGGAGGTGGTTATGTGCCCCTCCTACTTTCTTTAGATTTCCCCATTCCCCTCAAAGGGATGTTACTTGCCCCTATTCGATTACTTGCCCCTAACCCCGACGTTGTGATTGAGAAGATACTATCCACCTCTTTAGGGTATAATGCTTCGACCTCCTCTTATGAGGATCTTCTTCAAACGGGTGTAGTAGATCCTGCTTCTACTCTGAAGGAGGCTCTTACTACTGCGATTACTACGGCGACTCTTCTGCTTAATACTCATTATACTATACATGCGGCCTGATAATTCTAATTATTTAGTTACAATTCCTTCTTACCATCCTAATTCTCAAGAGTATAAGATCTTTTGGTCAGAGCAGATAAGGAGGTGTATTGTAGGGTATTGGTCTAATGGTTATTATATGCCTCCGGCTTTATATTTTTATGCTAATCTTGCAACTATTAAGTTGAATAAGGGGAGATCTCAGGCAAAGTCTTATGCCCGTCCTACTCTTCGTGATCTTGAATGGGATGTGTTCTCCTACCTTTTTGAGGCTAAAGGATTTTCAGGTTTTTTAGAGGATACTGAGTATACTTGTTGTCACGAAGTGTTGGAAAACTATTCTTTAGATTATTACTCTTCTAAGTTGCCTCATACGTTATTCAATGGTATACTTAAAAAGTATATTCACCCTCGGGATTATTTAGTATCTCCCCATCCTCATTTTGATACTCCTCTTTATGATAATCAGGTTTCTAACTTTATGTTGATGGGCTCACGTAACTTAGGTAAGTCTTATATGATAGGTGCAGGGTTAATTGCTTATACGTTTCTTTTTGATAATAGATTGAACCTGACCGCACCTCGTGCTTCTACAGAGATTCTGGTAGGCTCTGTGGTGTCTGATAAGTCTGCGGACTTACTTAATAAGGCAAGAGATTGTATGAACCTTCTTCCGGGTAAGTATGATTCTAATAATCTTAATTCTCCCTCTCCTCTCTCTAAGGCTTATGTAGGATCCTTCGCACTTAATTCAGAGGTTATTTCAGGACGAAGAGTTAAGAATACTATTGTAGGGTCTAACTCCACTATCAAGCATAGATCTTTTAATGAGAACTCATTTGCAGCACAAGGTACCCGCCCTTCTATTTTGATAGTGGAAGAGTGTGGGCTTGTACCTAATCTTTTAGATATACATAATAATACGGTAGATAATTTAAGAGATGGTTTACGTAAGACTGGCTCCCTCATTATGTTGGGTACCGGAGGTGATATGGAAAAAGGATCTATTCCGGCATCCCAAATGTTTTTTGAGCCCGATAAGTATAATATTCTTAAATTTCCTAATATTTATGAGGAGTCTTCCTCTGAGATAGGTTATTTTATACCTGCATATCTTTCCCTTAATGAGTATAAGGATGAGAATGGTATTACGGATGTCCCCACTGCTAAACAGGCTTTATTAGATGAGAG